AGTAGTTGGATTTATTCGTTTTGGTTCTCCAACTATCAATTCAAAACCAAGAAATGTCTGGTTAGGAAAACAACCAGACCTAAGAATATTCAATCGACATGCAGTAATGGGATTTGTGATTGTACCTTCACAACCTTTTGGGTATAATTATCTTGGTGGAAAACTTCTTGCACTTCTCTGTTGTTCTCATTTTGCTCGTGAAAAACTAAATGAAGTTTTTGAGAAAGACATTGCTTTATTTGAAACAACTTCTCTTTATGGGTCTACTACTGATTCTTCTCAATATGACGGTCTTAAACCATTTATGCGATATAAAGGTTTAACAGAGAGTAAATTTCTTCCCTTACTGCATGATGATATTTTTCATAAATTACATAATAGGTTTACTCTTTTAAATAATAATACCCCTCTTACGGATAATAAGGCATCATCTAAAAAAATGAAGAGGCAAACTAAAATGATATCAATTATTAGAAATTCTCTTCAGAATCAAGAAAAACTTTCAGAATTTAATTCTGTAATCGGTAATGCATTTGAGTTGACACAAAAGAAAAGGTTTTATACTTCTGAATATGGGTATCAAAATGTACGCCAGGTTATTCTTGGTGAAGAAGAAAAACTTGTTCGCGGCCCTAACTGGGATAAATTTGAATTAGAAAATATTATTTCTTGGTGGAAGAAAAAAGCAACTAAACGATATGAAAAACTTAAGCAAGAAGGCAGATTCAGAACTAAGGTCGAACTCTGGACAGAAGATGATGACATACAAATTATAAGATGACTGAACTTAAAGATTGGTTAAACTCAATTAATGACAATAAAAAGGATTTGTCGGAGGATATTAAATCCTATCCACCCTTTATTATCAATCGTTGTTTATCTGCATATGTTGATTGCATATTGTATGCAAACGAAATAAATCTCAATCATTCTTTAGATAAAGATATGCAATATACATTTTATCTAAATACTATAAGAAAACAGAGGAGATTTTCTCCCTGGGTTTATAAGGATAAAATTGAAGATTTGGAATGTGTTAAAAAATACTATGGATATAGTAATGAAAAAGCATTGCAAGTTTTAAAAATCTTATCAAAGGATCAGATTATTTTTATTAAACAGCGACTTGATACTGGAGGAAGACGATGACTACCACGGTAGAACCACAAGTACAGTGGACACCAAGTATGATGATTGAGGTTCTATTAAATGAACCAGATGATTTTCTTAAAGTTCGTGAGACTTTGACACGTATCGGAGTAGCATCACGTAAAGAAAAAAAACTTTATCAATCTTGTCACATTCTACATAAGCAAGGTAGATATTACATTGTTCACTTTAAAGAGTTATTTGCTCTGGATGGTAAACATGCTAATCTAACTGTAAACGATGTTCAAAGACGTAATCGTATTGTTCGTCTTCTTTTAGATTGGGGACTATTATCTGTTGTAAATCCAGATGAAGTTGTCGATATTGCCCCACTCAATCAAATCAAAGTTTTGGCATATAAAGATAAAGAAGAATGGATTTTAGAACAAAAATATAATATTGGTAAGAAAGTGAAAGCAGCAGAAACCGAATAATGAAGTAGGGAGTTCCACACTCCCTTTTTTATGCTTTCTGTTATAATTAGTATTGTGAATGCCGTAAGGGTTCACACAATCAAATCTCGCTTTTTAAGGAGCAAAAATGACTAATCTTTCTAGGTACACATCTGCTGATCTTCCTGCCCTAATGGATAGGATTACTCGTAATAGTATTGGAATGGACGAATATTTTGACCGTCTATTTAACCTTCACGAAACAACATCAAATTATCCACCATATAATTTAATTCAAATCAGTAATGTAGAGTCACGTTTAGAACTCGCACTTGCTGGATTTTCTAAAAAAGAAGTACTTGTTTATACACAAGATGGAAAACTTTTTATTGAAGGACAAAAAGAAGATAAAGAAACTGATACAAATTATTTGCATAAAGGTTTAGCACAAAGAAGTTTTACCAGAACCTGGACTCTTGCTGATGATACAGAAGTCTCTTCTGTAAACTTTGAAGACGGATTACTTACAGTAATTTTGGGAAGAATCGTTCCAGAATCGCATAAGAGAAAAGATTACCTATAAATAACAATGAGCTAAACTATCGTTGCTGCAGGGAGGTAACTGGCAAAATCCAGTTGCACCTCCCCTTTTTTTGTGCTATAATTCACTGAGGTATGGGAGAACTATGACGATTAAACTGATGCTTCTTAAGTCTGGCGAAGATATCATCGCAGATGTAACTGAAATGTGTGTTGGTGAAGAAGAAAATCGAAGAGTTATTGGATATTATTTGGATAAACCTTGTGTTGTTAAAATGAGAAATCCAAATCTTCTAACAGAAAATGAAACTCAAGGAATACAAAAAGCAGGATTTGAGGTATCTCTTTTCCCCTGGATACCTTTATCTAATGAAAAAAAAATACCCATTCCTTCTGATTGGTTAATCACTATGGTTGAACCAATAGATAAACTCAAACAAATGTACATTGAAGACATTGTAAACTATGGAAAGAAAAATGATAAAGATTCTAGTTCTTCTGAACAAGGAAATTCTGATAAGTCAGATTGAGGAAGTTGGTTCTGAACTGGGAGAACCAGATTGTAGATTGACAGAGCCATTTGTAGTGAATTCTGATATGACATTGACTCCTTGGATGTTAGACTATACATCACAGAATAGTTTTATGATTCACTCTGATAAGGTATTGACTATTATTGATCCAGTTAATTTAATCTTAAAAAAATATGAAAAACTAATTGAGTAAAATGTCTTCAAATTTTTATACAAATGTTCAATTGATTGGCAATCAATTCTTGATTCGTGGAGTAGAGGATGGTAAAAGATATGAAACAAGAAGAGATTTTTCTCCAACTCTTTTTATTCCAACAAAAAAACAGTCAAAATATAAAACTTTGAATGGTGAAAATGTAGAATCAATTCAACCAGGAACAGTAAGAGATTGTAGAGAATTTTTTAATAAGTATAAAGATGTTGAAGGGTTTGAAATATATGGACAGGACAGATATGTCTATCAATATATTTCAGAAAACTATCCAGATGATGAGATTAAATTTGATATCAGTCAAATCAAACTTGTTACTCTTGATATTGAAGTATCATCAGAAGAGGGATTTCCTGATGTAGAGTCTTGTACTGAAGAAATTCTTGCGATTAGTGTTCAAGATTACAATACTAAAAAAATAATAACCTGGGGGGTAAAACCATTTGTAAATAATCGGAGTGATGTAACTTATCATTATTGCCCAAGTGAATATGAACTTCTCAATTCTTTTATTCATCATTGGATGATTGATGTTCCTGATGTGATTACAGGATGGAATATTCAACTATACGATATTCCTTATATTTGCAAACGTTTAGATCGTGTTCTTGGTGAAAAACTAATGAAACGTTTTTCTAACTGGGGGTTGGTGACTGAAGGAGAAATATATCTCACAGGACGTAAACATACAGTCTTTGATGTTGGTGGGATCACTCAACTTGATTATATGGACTTGTATAAGAAGTTTACATATAAGGCACAAGAGTCATATCGTCTGGATTATATTGCAGAAGTTGAACTTGGTCAGAAAAAATTAGATCACTCTGAATTTGATACTTTTAAAGAGTTTTATACTCACGGTTGGCAAAAGTTTATTGAATATAATATTGTTGACGTAGAACTTGTTGATCGTTTAGAAGACAAGATGAAATTGATCGAACTTATTCTTACGATGGCATATGATGCGAAAGTAAACTATGGTGATATATTTTATCAAGTAAGAACTTGGGACGCAATTATTTACAATTACTTAAAGAAAAGAAATATTGTTATCCCACAAAAAGATAGTTCTGTAAAAAATGGAAAGTTTGCTGGGGCATATGTAAAAGAACCAAAACCAGGAATGTATGATTATGTTGTAAGTTTTGACTTGAATAGTCTATATCCTCACTTAATAATGGGATATAATATTTCACCAGAAACTTTATTGGATGAAAAGCATCCTACAGTATCAGTAGATAAGATTTTAAGTAAGCAACTTGATTTTTCTGATTATAAAGATTATGCAGTATGCCCTAACGGAGCAATGTATCGTAAAGACGTTCGTGGATTTCTTCCAGAATTAATGGAAAAAATGTATAACGAAAGAGTTATTTACAAAAAGAAGATGCTTGAGGCAAAGAAACAATATGAAAA